GTATCGAAGCTAGCAAAAAGCTATGTCAGTCTGGTCAAGAAGATGGGAGTCCCATCCGAGCAGTTACTCCGGTTACCGACCAATGGAGACTACACCGAAGTCTACAACCAACTCGGCAGACCACCAGATCCAGCAGGATACGAACTTGATCTATCCAATGACATCAACCGGGAATTTGCTGAGAACGTTCACAAACTGGGTCTGAACACCAATCAAGCCAGAGAGGTCTACTCATGGATGAACGACAAGTACAACCAGTTGCAACAACAGGATCGGTCTCAGTACGAAGAAGCTGTCCGGATGGGACTCGACAATCTGAAGAGGGAATGGGGTCCGGAGTTCAATGCACAGACCCAGATAGCGAAGCAAGCCTTTCTTCAGTTAGCCGATGCAGAGACAGTTCAAGCGATGGAACAGAGCGGACTCGGCAACTCTCCGGAGATGATCAAGTTGTTCAACAAGGTCGGTCAAATTTTAAAAGAAGATGGTTTGCTTCAGAACGAAGTGGCTTTTGGTGACAACGGTGGAAAGGCATCAATCCAGGACAAACTCGATAAGATCATGGACTCCGAATCTCCGTATTGGGACGGGATGCACCCAGAGCACGATAAGTATGTTGCTGACGCACTGAAACTCCGAGAGATGCTACTATGACGGAAGAAGAAACCCTTCGACTAGAATGCTTGCGTCTCGCAGTAGAAAACGGTACAGTGGCCGATATCAGTAACCCCATTGAACTTGCTGATAAGTATTACCAGTGGGTAAAAAAGCCCACAGATTCCCTCATGCAAAATAAGGAACGGAAACGGACAACCAGATCCTGACCCGTACTTCTTCTGCTTCCTAGCTCGGAATCCTGAGACATCAGACATCTGATGTAGGACAACTCCAATCATAGGCATGAGAACAATTCTCATCTCAGGTTGGATATGTCTAATCAGGTAACGACTGCTTTTGTCCAGCAGTACTCCCAGAACCTCCAGCACCTGTCACAACAGAAGGGATCTCGATTACGAGGTCTGGTTCGTGTGGAAGGTGTCCGAGGAAAAAACGCTTATTTCGATCAGATCGGTTCCCAGGTAGCTTCCGTCCGAAGCACCCGTGGAGCAGATACCATTCTTTCCGATACCCCACACGCACGAAGACGAGTCACGTTAGCAGACTACGAAGTAGCTGACCTGATTGATGATCAGGACCGTCTCCGAATGATTGTCGATCCGACTTCCACCTACGCACAAGCTCAGGCTTTTGCCATCGGTAGAGCGATGGACGATGTCATCATCAGTGCCGCAACCGGAACAGCCTATACCGGAGAAACCGGAGCAACCTCCGTCACTCTTTCGGGCTACAACAGTGGTTCTCAGGTGATTGCTGCAGGAGCAGCAGCCATGACGTTGGCGAAACTTCGGGAAGCCAAGTACATCCTCGATAATGCTGATGTGGATCCAAGTATCCCCAGGGTATTGGTAGTTTCTCCGAAGCAGATCCAGGATCTACTGGCTGATTCCAATGTCACTTCCAGTGACTTCAATACTGTCAAGGCATTAGTCCAAGGCGAGGTGAACCAGTTCATGGGCTTTACCTTCGTGACTTCTACTCGTCTAGGCTTATCTGGTTCTACCAGAAGTTGTTTCGCCTATGCCGTAGATGGACTTCTCTTGGCAGTCGGTAAAGATCTTCACGTCAGAATCGATGAGCGACCAGACAAGTCTTACGCCACCCAGGTCTATGCTGCGATGTCAATTGGAGCAACCAGAATGGAAGAGGACAAGGTGGTTCAAATCGATTGTGTAGAATCTTAATAGGAGACCCTAAATGGCTGTTACAACTCAGAAATCTACCGAGTACACCAATGCCACGGCAGACCCGGTAGTCAACAATGAGTCAACCGAATTCCAAGGTCGACTCCGAGTGATGTTCTTCACTCATGATCAATCAGGTGCAGGAGACGCAACCTCTTCGGTAGCACTTGGGAAACTTCCAGCAGGACGAGTACGAATCCTCTTGGGTCTCTCCCGAATGTACGTCAACTGGACTACGGCAAGTGCCACACTGGATCTCGGTTGGGATGCCTATACGGATGGAAACGGTGATGCCGTTGTTGCCGATCCGAACGGAATGATCGATGGTCTCAGTGTAGACACTGCAGGGTTCTTCAATGTGGAAGCGGACCAGACTGCTACGGGAGGAACCTACGTGTTCCAATCCCAAGGTGGTGTAGTCATTCGGGCCACGTGTCAGGACGTTGCACTAGCCGATGGTGATGATCTAGTCGGTTACATCGTTTACGTAGCTGACTGATGAGTTCAGTTGTTCAGATCTGCAACATTGCGCTCACTAACATCGGTGAGACGAAAATTGCGGCTTTGAATGAAGAGAACGAGAGGGCCAGAGTTGTCAATCTTCGCTATGAAGATTCAAGAGACTCGGTCCTCCGGTCTCATCCGTGGAACTGTGCAATTGCCAGGGTAGAACTTTCGGCTGATGTCACTGCTCCAGCTTGGGGTTATGCCAAACGCTTTGCTCTACCTGCTGATTGCCTTCGGGTGCTTGATATTGAGAACAACTTTGAGAAATACGAAGTCGAGGGACGGTTTCTGGTAACCGATAGCACTTCAATGAAACTGAAGTATATCAAACGGGTCACTGATCCTACGGAATTCGATTCTCTATTAGTTCATGCAGTAGCCATGAAGTTGGCATCTGAGATAGCGGAAAACCTAACCGGACGAGCAGATCTCCGTGACCGAATGCTTGCGAAATATCTGCAGATTTTGTCTGAGGCCCGTGGTGTAGATTCTCAGGAAACGTCACTTCCCGGTGAATTCATTGCTGATGACTATATCAATGCCCGTCTAGTCGGTTCTACATACCGAAGAGCCAAGTTTTCTAGTGAGGTCTAGTTGAGGATTCAAGCACTTCAGTCTTCCTTTGCCGATGGGATGATCAGTCCCAGGATGCAGGGGATGGTCGAGTTGGAGAGTTACAAATCGTCACTAGCACTGCTGGAAAACATGGTAGTTCTTCCCCAGGGATCTGTAACCCGGAGACCAGGGACGTTCTATGCGTATGGAACTCCTTCGAATGCTCAGGTTCGCCTGATCCCGTTTAATCGGGGTCAGGGTACTTCGGTGGTCTTGGAGTTTTCCAATAACAAGATTCGTTTCTATGCAAACGATGGAATCATTGAATCCAGTGGTTCCCCCTACGAAGTCACCACAACGTATACGACTGCTCAGTTAGCAGACATCAGTTTCACTCAATCAGCAGACGTACTCTTCCTAGTCCATCCGACTCATCCTCCCAGAGAATTAAAACGTCTAGATGTTACCTCCTGGACACTGACAGATATTGTTTTCAAAGACGGTCCGTACTTTCCGGTCAATACCGAAGATACGACACTGACGATCTCATTAGCAGCAGACGGGGATTGGTCTGGAACCAGTTTCACCAATTCAACTCTGGAAGCAGAACAGGTCATTACAGTCACAGCATCCAATGTGGATGATGCTACCGATTCATTTACTTCGGACAACCATCCTTTTGTCAATGGCCAGAAAGTCCGATTTACTGGAGGAACTTCGATAGTTGGAGTAACAGCAGGGACCGATTACTTCATTGTCCAGGCAACTCAGAACACCTTCAAACTAGCAACTTCTGCTGGCGGAAATCCAGTGGATATCACCACTGCACCCACGACAGATCTGACGTTCTTCCAGGACATTGTTGGCAAAGATGCTTATATCAAGATCGTGGCTTCTGATACCACGGGAATCAATCTGGATCTTGGGTTCCAGAGTTCAGATGTGGGTCGATTGATCAGGTTAAACACTCAAATTCCTCCTCAAATCAAATGGGGTTATGCCGAGATCTTGGAACTCGACAGTAGCAATCCGACCACCACGATTCTAGCAAAAACGAAGGCTGCTCTAGCAACTCCTGGGGCCACAACCGAATGGCAACTCGGTAGCTTCTCTTCAACAACCGGATACCCCCGAAGTGTGCAGATCTACCAGCAACGTCTTGTCTTTGGCGGAGCCTCTTCAGAACCTCAAACGGTTTACTTTTCCAAGACTGCAGACTTCAATAATTTTGCAGCATCCGAACCCCTTGGACAATCGACAGGTAGAACCGATTCTGCTGGAAAAACGATCATTGGTGAGCAGATTTTTGAGGACAATGCGATCTCTCTGACGATCTCTTCTGATACAGTCGATTTGATTGAGTGGCTCAACGAAGACCGGAGACTGACCGTTGGAACTTCCGGTGGAATCTTCCAGATCTTCGGTGCAGAAGACGATGTGACATTGACCCCCTTTAACTTCAGCATTACCAAAGTTTCAGCCTGGGCTACAGACGGAACCTCGCTTCCAGCAAAGATTGGCAACAACCTGCTCTATGTCCAGGTCAACGGCAGAAAACTCCGGGAATTGGCCTTCGACAAATTGCAGGATCAGTATGCAGCAGCCGATCTGTCTCTACGAGCAGAGTCCCTGACAGAGTCTGGAATTGTGGAAACTTCGTATCAGGATCAGCCGTATTCTGTACTCTGGTGCAGAAGAACCGATGGAAAGTTAGCAGCAATCACGTATGTAGATCTCCTCCAGATGAGAGCATGGCATCTGCACACGATAGCCGGGGTTCATTACGACTCTACCTATGGGAATCATGCGAAAGTCGAATCCTTGTCTGTGATTGCAAGAAGCACCCATGATCAGCTTTGGATGGTAGTCAAAAGGCACAGACGGGATGCAGCTTTGTCTTCGTGTACTTTCAATCAATCCACCGATACCATCACCAAGACTTCTCACGGACTATCAGACGGGGACATTGTTGCTTTTGATTCTTCTGCAATCACCGGATTCACAGCAGATACTCTTTATTATGTGGTCAGTTCAACTACTGATACTTTCCAACTTTCTGAGTCATCTGGAGGAAGTGCTGTAA